ATATTGGATAACTGGGGTTCAGCTTGGTTTGTTAAAACAATTACAACATTCTAAAGCCAGAGAAGATTTGATTAATTTAATTATTAATAATCAATTTATTGGAAATAAAAAAGGTTTTAAAAAAACGCTTGGAGGTGTTGTTGAATGAGTAGAGATTTTTATTTTAAGCCAGACAATATTAGGATTTGTACAGATTATAGAGATAAAAAAGAGAAATGGTACTTACAGATTAATATTAACAATGCTGGGATAACAATACCAATAAGAAAAAACCAAAAAGAAAGAATAATTAGGTTTGTTTCAATAGGTAATTGGGACAGAGTTTTAAAGGAAATAACTAATGCAGAATATAAGGGGTTGAACAAAAAATGAGTTGTGTTAATCCTTTTTTTTGGGTTCTTGAAATTTCGGTGGTTAAGTGAAAGAGGAAAGAATTCATTGTGAGAAATGCGGAGGAAGCAAGTTTTTCTTATATAAAACTAATAATAATAAGGTTAGGCTTGTTTGTTGTGATTGTTGGTTAAGAGAAGAGGAGGCGAGTCAGCGTGTCAAAGCTGCGGCCTAAGTGTTGTCCGGTTTGTGGTTCTTCTCGGGTTTCTTCTGGGGTTAGTGGTTTTCGTTGTAAGAAGTGTGGTTTTGTTAGTTCTAATCGGGGTTAAGAGGCTTGGGAAAAGGTTTATATATATGTTTGGGTATTATATTATTAAATAAAATTAAATTATTTGGAGATGGTAAAAGTGGTATTAAGAAGTTTTGAAGAACTAAAAGGAAGTGAGTTAAAGAAAGCTTGTGAGAGATGGCAGGCAGAAATAGATGTGGATTTACGAGGTGGGTTCGCATGAAACCTAAATATAATATAATAATAGATGGTTGGTTTGATGAGCTTAAAGATGCAAAAGAGTTTATTGAAACAAGACATCTAAAAGGCGAAGCAATAATTGAAAAAAGAGAAAAGGTGGAAGTATGACTTTGGCGACTTTTTTGTATCGGAACAGGCCAGAGTTGAAAGCACAACATACTGAAATTATTAAATTAAAGGAGGTAAGAAAATGAATAATTTTTCAAAATTGGAAAATATTTTTTTAGAAGAAGAAAGAAAAGTTAGTTGTAATACTTCGCACCCAACAGTTGGAAGAATTGAGATAACAGCAATAAATTCTAATGGGTGGGGAACTTATAAAATGTATGAAGGCTTTTCTACTTTTATTGGGATTGGTTCGCGAAGTATTTCTTCTTTGATTAATAGTTATAAACAAAGAATAATTCAAGATGAGAAAAGTATAATGAATTTGGAAAGTAGTGTTAATGCTGGTTGGACAGAAGAATATAAAAAAGAGATTAAATCTTCTATTGCTACTTTGCGTTATTCTATTAGGAAAATGAAAGAAGCTTTGGCAGAGTTAAATAATTTTGTTGAGGTGAAAGAATGAGTGAGTTTGAAGCTATGCATTATTGTTCTAAATGTGATGCGGAAACAGAGCATTTGTTTTCTGGAAGCGGAACGAAAGGAACTTGTATGCAATGCGGAAAGGATTTGCCTGAAGGAGAAAAAGCGGATTTGAATAAATTTATTTGTGGGAGTGAGTGAAATGGCTAAATTTGAAAGTAAAGGAGAAGAGCTTTTTATTGACGGGAAAAAAGTTTTGAAGGCTTGGGAAAGCTTTTCTGGTTGGTATTGGTTCGCTACTGAAAAAATTGAAGATGATTATAATGGTGCTCCGCTTTGGTTTGGTTTTGTTCAAGGCTTGGAAGAAGAGTGGGGGGATTTTTCTGAAGCGGAGTTAATTGAAATGGCTCCGAAGGTTTGGGGGATTCCGAAAGCGAATTGGAGTTATTCAGGAAGGAGGTATAGAGCATGAGTGCTTATATTGTTGGTGATGAAACTATTGACAAAATCGTGAGCCATTTTGTTGTGAATGATTTTGTTGCTTTAAAAGTTAATGATGAGACTAAAGCTGGAAGAAAATTGCTTAATCTAAACATTGATTCTACAGAGCAAAGATACCCAGATAACCATTTTTTAAGTCCAGAAGAAAGAAAAGAAAGAGTGAAAAACTATTCTTTTAAAAGAAGTGATTGTTCTTTGATTAGAGCTTACAAGGCTTTGCAGTGTTTTTTGTACCAGTCTTGTGAAGGAAATTGTGAAAAAAGAAAGATTTTCAAGTATTTGAGTAGTAAGCAACATAGTTGGGCTTATGAGATTGTTGATAAGCTTCCAGAGTATGAGAAAGCGGAGTGGGGTTGAATTGGTTTTTGCTCAAACACAACAAGTGATTAATGATGGGTGGAAGCAGAGAAAAAAACCTGTGGACCCGGTTCATCAAAGGAAAGCTCATTTATGCCCGAAGTGTGGAAAGGACGGATACAGAGTTAAAATGGATTACTTGGGGAATAAGCATGTTCGTTACGAGCTTTGTTGGTACAATTTTGATTTATACAGGTGTCCTCGTTGCAAGCATTTGGATAAGGAATGGAGTAGGATTGAAGGAAAAGGTAAGCAAGGCGTGAATCTTGGGAGGCTTTACGGAACAAGGTAAGAACCTATGTTTAAAAATTAAATGGGATAATATTATATTAAATAATTTGGAGTTGATAAAATGAATAAAATAGAAGGAGTAATTCAAGAAATAAGTGAGCCTAAACTTCTGAAAAGCGGAGTTAAAAAGGACAATACAGAGTGGAAGCTTTGGGGCTCTCAAATAACAATAGAAGGAGAACAATACGGCATAACAGCTTTTTCTAAAACACAGTTGGAAGAAAAGCTAAACAAATTGAGTCTTCGGGACAAAGTTAGTTTTGAGTACGAAACTAATGGGAAATTCAAAAACATTGACAAGGATGCAGAGATAGAAGTTCTTGAAAACAATGTTCCTGCTCAGGAAGGAGAAAAAACAAGAGAACCTGATTCAAAACAAGATTATTGGGAGCGAAAGTTTGAGTACGATAAACAGAGAAATGAAGAGGTTCAGAAAAGCATTTGTAGAACAAGTGCTTGGAAAATAGCAGTGGATTTTTGCGAGGTAATCAAGGACAAGGTTGCAGGAGATGAACCAATTTCTTTCACAACATTGAAGCAATTCAAGAATGATATTGAGAAAGATTTGAGGTTTGAAGAGGAATAGGAATGAAATGTGCTTTCACAAATTGTCGGAGGCCTGCTCGTAAGGAGAATAAAATTAGTGTTGGGAGTGCGAGCAGCCTCCACTATTGTGATGAGCATTTTAAAGTGATTAAGGAATGGTTAAGACAGCCAACACACAAGAATTGGATTTAGGAGGGATTAGAAATGGAATTAGAGTTTGAGTTAGATGTTGACGAAGAGCGAAGAAAAAGAAAACAAGGAGAAGGTAGAGAAATCTATTACTCCTACAAATTCAATGGTACGGAGGAAGGTATTAAGGCAACCATGGTTATTAAAACCGAGAAAGACCTTCGTCTTGGTGACGGAGCAATTGCTCTTGTTGAATTAACTGGAGTGCAAACAAAGGTCGGAGGAAAGAAAAAGAAGTGATGCTTACTACAAAGTTAGTAAGATGTAAAATAAGCTCTGAGGCAAATCAATATGTATCATCCTACGAAGTGGCGGAAACTTTCTCCTGGGATTTGGGAGGTTGATTCCGCTACCGTGGGATATACTAAAATTGGTTGGACTTGTGATGAGTGCGTCGGAGAGGTTTTTAGGATTGGTGGAAGAAAACAATGGCCGTGCAAGCATGTTCGTTGGGTTATTCGCCGAGAAAAAATTTTGGAGGAATTAAGGAATGAAAATAAGATTAGAAGATGATGGAAATGTAAAGGATACTGATTGGACTTTTTGGTTTGATATTAGTTCAAACATTAGTTTTTGTATTGCTGGATTAAATAAAAAACATTTGTTAAAAATGAAATCACTTATTGAAAAGGAGTTGGTGAAATGAATAAATTTTGTGGAACTATGAAAATGGGAAGTTTTAAACCAATAAGTCGCTTTTCTCCAAAAAATAAAGGTATAGAAACAAAAATTAGTAATTCTTTAGGAACTGTAAGATGTTTTGCCTATCACAATATAGCAAAAGGCGAGGATTGGATTCTTATTGAAAAACAAAAGTTTAGTGATGGAAATTTAAAAAAAACCGTGAGTATTTATCATGGGCCAATAAAAATAGAAGGAGATGGATTAAATGGCTAAGATTGGTAACACGAAATTACAAAAGATTGGGGATTCTTATTACTTGTTAGTGCCTTCAAAGGTTTTGAAGGATAAGGCTTTTCCTTTGAAAGAAGGAAACACTGATTTGGTTTTAAGGATTTTTGGAAAAAGAGTGTTGGTTGAGAAGTATGGCGCGAAATGAGGTTTTAATCCCTGTTAGTAAGAAAGCTGTTGAGCATGGCTTCAAGCTGGGGGTTAAAGTGTATAAGGATAAGCTAAAATTTCCTGATAAGTTTAGGCTTGGTGGAGCAAGAGAATTACAAGCAGATGTTTTTGGTTTTATTGCGGAGAGTGTTGTGTGCGAGTATTTTGGAAAGCCTTTGCCTTCTTTTACTCCTCAACAAAATGATGTGTTTGATATTAAGTTAAAAGGCTTGAAGATTGATGTTAAGAAGGTTGGTTATTCTAAGCATTCTAAATCTCCTGAAGTGGTTTTAAATAAGAGGCAGTTTGATAGGAAGAAGGATAAGATTGATGCTTTTTTGTTTTGCACTTTTAAAGGTGCTTTTGCTCAACAGGAAAATGTTTTGGGCTATCAAATCACTTACCCACTTCCAGAGTTGGGAAAGCTTTCTTTGCTTGGTTGGATTCCTACCGGGCATGTTGAGGTTAAGGCAAAGACTAAGACTTGGGCGAGCCACAAGGGAGTGACTGGGGATGAGGCTTGGAAGCTGAATCTTTCTGATTTGAAGAGTGTTGAGGAGTTGTTGTCTAATGACTAAGTGGAAGCGTGTTGGAAAGTGTGAGCCTGAAAAATGTGGGAGTTTTTGTTGTAAGTGTGCGAATGTTGTTGTTATGGACGAGGCAAAGTTTGAGAAGAGCAGAAAGTATTTGATGAATTTTCCTTGCTTTAAGGCGATGAAGGTTAATGACAAATATTTTTTAGTGAATTTGAGTAATTGTAGATACCTGGGTTTGGATGGAAAGTGCATGAATTACGAGGACAGGCCGAGTGATTGTAAGGATTTTCCTGCGAACCCGAACACAGCTTTTTTTCGGATTTGTAAAATAATGGGTTGTACTTATAGTTTTGAGGAGGTTAAGGAATGAGTAAGAATATTAGAGGTTTGTTGCAGGTTCCTGATGATGAGTGGCTTAGTAGGAAGAAGGTTGCTGCTCTTGTTTCTGTTGATTTGCACAAGCCTGATGTAAGAATTTTTCACGGAAAGTGGAGGTTCAAACCATGATTTTTTGTGAAGAGAGTGTTGAAGCGATTTTGAGTGGGCGAAAGCAACAAACTCGCAGATTAGTAAAAGAGAATGAAAGATTTAACACACAAGGCGGTCGTGGAAGAACTAACGCAGTAGTTAATGATTATTCGGAAAAAACAAAATGGCAGGTTGGGCGTGATTATTCGGTGCAGTTGGGGCGAGGAAAAAAAGGACTATGGTACTGCCCAAAATGCAGAATGCCTTATGAGTTCAAAACAACTCCTTCAAAAATTAGGAACACGCATGTTGAATGCAATACTGATATGTTTCCTTTGCGTGCGCGAATCACTTCCATTAAGAAAGAAAGATTATTAGATATTTCGGAAGTTGATGCTAAAAAAGAAGGCTACAAAGACAAGCAACAGTTTTTGATAAGGTTTTGGACAATAAATTATTTGAGAGGAAACAAACATTCCATAGTTTTTGATAAATTGATTAAATTGAATCCTTTTGTTTGGGTTCTTGAATTTGAGGCGGTAAAATGAGCAGAGGAAAGCCTTATTATGAGGAAGTTTGGAAGAAAGAAGGAGTTAGTACTTGGAGGCTTTATCCAACAACTTTCGGCAAGATTTCTTTCTTCATAGGAAGCGGTAAAAAGGTATTGGATATTGGTTGTGGTTCTGGGGTTTTACTTAAACAAATTCATAAGCACGGGAATGAATGTTTTGGTGTTGAAATTAGTGAGGAAGCTGCCAGGCTTGTGAACCAAGCAGGAATTAGGTGCGAGGTTGCGAAGGTTCCTCCGCTTCCTTTTGAGGACAATTTTTTTGATGTTGTGATTGCTACTGAATTGTTAGAGCATATTGATGAGGACGAGGAGCTTGTTGAGGAAGCGAAAAGAGTGTTGAAACCTGGTGGGTGGTTTGTTGCTGCTGTTCCTAATGATTGGCTTCCTCCGGAAAAGGAACCTTCTCATGTGAGAGCTTATACTAATACTTCTTTTCGTAAGTTGTTGAAGAAGATTGGCGAGGATTTGTTTGTGGAGTCTTTTAAGGAGGATTTTATTGCTGCGCGTTGGAAGGATTCTTCTGGTTCTCCTTTGCATATTTCTTTGCCTACGCTACTTGGGAGAGTTCAAAAAAAATTAAGTTTTTGGATTTCTTTTAAGTGTAAGATTTGTGGAAAGAAGGTTAAAGATGAGGCTTTTGCTCTTGAAGGAGTAGAAGGACCTATTTGTAAAAATTGTTTTAAGGAAAGGAGAGTGAAAAAATGAATGAAAAAGGTATAAATATTGTTGCGGAACATCTTGCAGAGATTTGGGAGTTTTGTAATTTAACTCCTAATAAAGTAGATTTTGACTGCCTTTCGTATGCGGCCAAACACGGGCTTCCAATAAAAGATGTAGAAAGAGCTGTTGAAAAAGCAAAAATAAAATTAAGGAATTTGCATGGACAAAAGGATTTAAAGGATTTTTTACAGAGGAATATTGCTTGGAAATGTTTAGGTAGCTGTGGAGCAGAAGGAAGAGGCTATCCAATAAAAAGTTGTCCTTGTTGTGGTTATTCTCATGTTGAATATTTTGTTTTAGATAACACAAAAGAAGCTTTTTATCGTAAAAGAAGACAAAGAGAACATTTTCGTTGGAGTGAAACTGAAGATAATAAGTTAATGAGTTTGTGGAAACAAGGAGAAAAACCAGATAAGATTGCTAAAAGATTTCAAAGAACACCTTTTGCTATTGAAAAGAGAATTGATTTTCTTGAGAATATTGATAAGGAGGAAGTTGAATGAAATTATTAATAGTGGGTTTTGATGCAGCGGATTATTTCACAATAAAAAAACATGGTTTTTTTAAGAAATGGAGAGATGAAAGCGATTGGGGTTGTTTGAAAAGCATTCATTCAGAAGACGGTGTTCCGCACACCGGTCCAATGTGGAGTACAATGTACACAGGTAAGCGACCTGGACAGCATGGGATTGTTAGTGGGGGTTGGTTGTTTGAGCATAAGACTTGGAAGGATTTAAAATGCCCGACTGTGTTTGAAGAGCATTCGGAAGTGAGTTGGGGTTTGATGACTATTCCTTTAACTTATCCTGCTGATGCGAGGAAGGTTAATGGTTGGGTTGTTAGTGGTTATCCTACTCCTGACCCAGATATGGCTTCTAAACCTTGGTTTTTTGGAATAAATGTTCCTATGAATGATTTTCGGGTTGATGTTTTAAATTATCCTTCTGAGTGGGGTCCGTTGAATGGAAAGGAAAAGGAAAAATATATTTGGAAGAAAGGTATTGAAATTGACAGGTTTAAGTTGGAAAAGGCGAAAAACTTACCCGAGGTAGATGTTTTGTTTATTGGGTTCATGCAGTTGGATAGGATTGGGCATTTAGGTGGGGAGAAAAGCTTTTTGGATTGTTATGAAAAGAGTGAGAAGCTTTTGGAAGATACTTTTGATGCTTTCAAGCCTGATGAAATGCTTGTTGTTTCTGACCATGGTATGAGTATTGCTTTCCACAGGCATAATCTTGATGGTTTTTGGCTTCATTGGAAGCGGAGCGGAGAGGTTAAGGAGCAGGATTCGGAGTATAGTATTTTGGAAGTGCATGACATGATTGAGGAGGTTTTAAAATGAAGAGTGAGTTTGGAAAAGGCCTTTGCTATTGTTTAGGTTTGTTTCTTTCTCATGCAGAGAGAAACAGACATAGCGGTCTTGAAAAATATGTTGGGTTTGAACTTTGGTTTAATGCTGCAAGTGACCATCTTTTTGATTTGCAGATTGATTCAGCACCAAAACATTTGAGAAAAAGAATGGATAGATTCAGAACTAAGTGTATAATTTTTGGTCATGGATTTCCTAAAAAAACAGCCACTTTAAACGATTTTGCTTGGGCGATTCAGGAAGCAAAAGATTTGTTGAGATTAATTGATAAAGCAAATAAGGTTCCAACAGAAAAAGGTGATTATGAATGAATCAAAAGGATTTGTTTATTAAGCGAAACCAGAACCTACAGAAACTGGAAAAAGCTTTCAAAATCCATAGAAATGTTGTTTGTTTTGGGCTTGGGGAGAGTGAGGAGCATTTGGTTCAAAAGGCACGGGTTTGTAGAGTGCTTTTGGAGTTGGGGAAGCATTTTGTTACTGAGGCGCGGTTTGTTAAGAAAATTGCTGGGAAGAGTGCGAGAGCTGATGTTTATGTTCTTGATGATGATGTTGCTATTGAGGTTTTAGCGAGTGAGGAGGAGGATAATCTTGAGTTTAAGAATGAGTATTATCCTTGTAGAGTTGTTGGGATTAGTGTTTCTAAAGTCCCTACAGAGTATGTTGTTGAGAGGTTATTGAATTGACTAAAGTAGATATGTTAATTACTACAGAAAAACAAAGGTTTCTTCCTTGGATTTTTTGTTACTTTTTTTGGGCTATTGTTTTTTGCGCGATTTTTTATTTTAGTTCAGATAAATGGTTGGCACTTGCTGTGATTTTGGCTTTAGTGTTGACAGAGTTTAAAACGGGTGAAAAAAAATGGTTAAATGTATTAAATGTGAAGTAGAAATGGAAGAGCAGGAGATTGCTTGGGTTTGTCCAGAGTGCAAGAGGTTTATTTTAAAGGAGGATTTAAGATGAGAAAAATAGTAAAAGCAAAAGATAGTGGAATAATAGAACCAGTAAAAATAAAAAAAATTTTGAAAAAGTACGGAATGAAATTTTGTAAAACAATCCCAACAAAAAAACAGATTAAGAATCTTGAAATGGAAACAAAAGTGGCGAAAAGTGCTTTGAAAGAAGGTAGAACTTATTGTCATCAGTATTGTAATGGAGAAAACTTTGGAGATGTTTATTCACCAAAAAAGGAGAGGACTTAAATGAGTTTGAAGGATTTGGAAGAAAAAAGTATTCAAATAATTCGTGAAGCAAATGCGCAGTTAAAAAATCCAGCAATGCTTTGGAGTATTGGAAAAGACAGCACAGTTCTTTTATGGCTTGCGAGGAAAGCAGGAATGGGGCGAGTTCCTTTTCCAGTAGTGCATATTGATACGCACAGAAAATTCAAAGAGATTTATGAGTTTCGTGATAAGTATGCGAAGGAGTGGGGTTTGGATTTAAGAATCGCTACTATTAAAGAGCCGAAGTACGCTGTTGAGAAAGACGGGGTTATGAAGTGTTGTGAGGAGAGGAAAACACAGGCTTTGAAGAATTTTTTGGCTAAAGAAAAGTTTGATGGAATCTTTGTTGGTATTAGGAGAGATGAGCATGGGATTAGAGCTAAGGAAAGATATTTTAGTCCGAGGGATAAAGAGTTTCATTGGAATGTTGCGAGGGAAAAGCTTGGTGGGGACTCTGGGTTGGAATCGCAGCAGGATACTGAGTTAAGTGGTTGGAGTTTGTTTGATACGGATTTTGGAGAAAATACTGACCATGTTAGAGTGCATCCTTTGTTGCATTGGGGGGAGAAGGATATTTGGGAGTATATTAGGAAGGAGAATATTCCTATGGTGAGTTTGTATTTTGCTAAGAATGGGAAGCGGTTTAGGAGTATTGGTTGTGAGTGTTGTTGTGAGCCGATTAATTCTTCTGCTTTTAATTTGGATGAGATTGTTGAAGAGCTTGGGAAAACAAAAACTGCTGAGAGAGCAGGCCGAGCTCAGGATAAAGAGGATTCAAACATTATGGAGCAATTACGCGCGTTGGGGTATTTGTGATGAGGAAAAGCATGTCGGTTTTTGGTTTTGCTATGAGCCTTTGGAATTTTGTTTCTTGGGCTATGTGGAATTGGTTGCTTAACCGGCTTCCTACTTTTTGTTTTGAGTGGAATTCTTTTATTCTTAATTCAGAGATTTTAATGACACTTGTTTTCATGTTTGGGAATTTGTTTCTTGCTGCTTGGTTTTTGAGGCATTTTTGGGTCAAACTTATGGAGGAAAAGTTAAGGGATTTTAAACAAGCGTGGGTGAGAAGGTGAATGCTTGTGAAAATTGTGGAGTGGAAAGCAAGAGTGTTCGGCTTTGTTGGGAGTGTAAGCACTATAATTGCTCAAAGTGTGTGAAGAATGGGCGTTGTTATTTTTGCGGAGCTTTACTCGCTTGAGGAGGTGGATAGTATGGCTTATGGTACACCCAAAAGAGATGGTTCTGGTAGAGGAGTGAGAGCAAACAGAGGAAGAAATCCTGCTTGTTCTCCTACTCGTTCTACTGGGCGTGGAAGAAACAGGAGGTGAAAGAATGGCGAAAGAAACAAAAGGAAAATGGACTTTGGACGGATACCTTTTGGCTGCTGCCTTGCTTGTGCTTGGCTTGATTGTTGGAGCCGGTATTGGAATGGCTTTTGGGCAACCTCGCTTCATTAGTCTTGAGGAGGCTCAAAAGAATTCAATCATTCACACGCAGGAAAGGATTTGTGATGACCGAGTGGATGAGCTTGAAGACAAGATGGAGGACTTAAGAGATTACAGAGAAAGAGCTTTAGATGCTTGGAGTTATTTAACAGAGGAAGTGAAGGATTACAGAGAGGAAGTTGTTGATATGAATGCAGTTGTTGCTCAGTCTTTTAGAGACCTCAATGCCAGTATTGTGGACTTGAATTTTGACTGCAACTGTTAGGTGCCTAATTTTAGGTGCCTAAAAGCGTGGTGGAAAAGTTTGGAGTTTTCGCTTGGCTCATAAGAAAAGGTATTATCGCCCCGATAATCCTCTCTTTGCTACCAAGAGGTCGTAGGTTCAAATCCTGCTCACGCTATTGTGGGGGAAGGCAATCACTCATAGATATCATTTCCAAATCTAATTTTGCCTTCTTCCACTACATTTAAATACTACTTAGTTCGTTATTTTACTATGCGAAAAAAGAAAACGCCTGTTGAATTAAATGTTTTTAAAATAGAGTGCGGTAGAAACAATTATGGGAAATTAACTTGTTTTGTTAAACTTTCTGGTTGTAATTTAAAATGCTCTTGGTGTAATGAGCCTAATGCTTTAACTGGAGGAACTTTAATGCCTGTTAATGATGTGCTTTTGAAAGTGAAAGAGTGTCCTGCGACTAATGTCTGTATTACGGGAGGCGAGCCTTTGCTTCAATTTGATGCGGTTGAAGAATTGGCAAGCCTCCTGGTTGAGGAGAAAAAGGATTTTGTGGTTGAAACTAATGGTACTGTTGATTGGAGTAAAGGTTCTGGGGTTTTTAAGTTTGGGAAGTTTTGTTTGGATTTGAAGCCTCCTTCTTCTGGTATGGAGAAATTTAATAACTATGATTTGATTAAAAAGCTTGGAGAAGGAGATAGGATTAGTGTTGTGGTTCAGAATAAGCGGGATTATGATTTTGTTGAGAATCTTTTGAATTTTTATAAGCCTGTTTGTGAGGTTGTTGTTCGGCCTTGTGGGGGAGTGTATGCTCGTAATCTTTGGCGTTGGGTTGAGCGGGAGCCGAGAGTTAGGCTTGAGTTGGATTTGCGGAGGACGGTGTTTGGAGTATGAGTAAGACTGAGCAGGAAGAGTTTGAGGAGAGAGTTGTTGGTGGTTCTGAAGGAAGTCCTGTTGTTAAGATTCCGAAGACTGAGTTGGTTGCGGTTGATAGGTTGAAGGTTGATGGAAAGAACCCGAACAAAATGGGTTCGGAAAAGTTTGAGGCTTTGAAGAAGAATATTGAGAAGTATGGTTTTTTGATTCCAGTTATTACGAATAAGGATTATTTGGTTGCTGATGGGGAACATAGATTAAAAGCTGCTAAAGAACTTTTTTTTGAGGAAGTACCAGTAATTGCTTTACAGGTGGAAGAGGTTGATAGGCGGATTCTTCGTCAAATTCTAAATAAGCTTCGCGGGGAACATGATTCTGAATTAGACCAAGAGGAGTTCAAGTTTTTATTAAAAGAAAATTCTTTAGAATTGCTTTCTGAACTTTCAGATATTTCTCTTGATTATTTAGAAGAAATTGCTAAAGAAGAGTTTAAAGAAATAAAACAAAAAGAAGTTTCTTTTTTAAAAACAGAAAAAAAATGTCCTAAATGTGGTTATGAATGGTAGAGCTAACAGTAATTAGTACTTTTGCAGGTTGTGGTGGAAGTAGTTTAGGTTATAAAATGGCAGGATTTAAAGAACTTTTAGCTATTGATTGGGATGATAATTCTGAAAAAACTTTTAAAATAAATTTTCCTAATGTGCCTTTTTGGAATAAAGATATTACTAAAGTTTCTGGACAAGAAATTTTAAAAGAAACTAATTTAAAAAAAGGAGAATTAGATGTACTTGATGGTTCTCCACCTTGCCAAGGTTTTTCAACAGCAGGAAAAAGAGTTATTCAAGATAATAGAAATGATTTGTTTAAAGAATTTGTTAAATTAGTTAATGAATTAGAACCAAAAGTTTTTGTAATGGAAAATGTGCCGGGAATGATGCGGGGAGATATGAAAGGAAAGTTTAATGAGATACTAAAAGTTTTAAAAGAAACAAATTATTTAGTTAAATGTAAGCTTCTTAATGCAAAATATTTTGGAGTTCCTCAATCAAGAGAAAGACTTTTTTTTATTGGAATTAGAAAAGATTTAAATAAAGAACCAATATTTCCAAAGCCAAATAATAAAATAATTAGTATACAAAAAGCATTAAAAAACATAAAAGAATTAGGAGAAAAAAAAACACCTTCTGATAAAAGAGCAAAATACATAAAAGAAATGAAACAAGGAGAAAAACTTGACAAATATACCTTAAATAAAAGTGGATTTACTACAGTAAAACCAAACTATAGCAAACCAGCTCCAACAATAACTAAAACCTTAAATTTAATTCATCCAATAGAAAATAGATATTTTACAATAAATGAATTAAAAAGATTAGCCAGTTTTCCAGATACTTTTATATTTATTGGAAGCTTTGAACAACAATGGGCCAGAATAGGTAATGCAGTAATGCCTTTACAAATGAAAGCAATAGCAGAAACAATAAAAGAGGAGATACTTAATGGCGAGAAGTGCTAATGACCGAGCAAGAGCTTTTCACTTATACTGTGCAGGAGTTCCACAAGAAAGAATAGCACAAGCAATAGGAGCAGGAATAGCAACAATAGCAAGATGGATTAAAAAATATGATTGGAAGAATGAAAAAGAAAAACTAATGCCTTTAGTGAGAGAAAGCGATAAAAATGATAAAGAAAAGCTTAATGAGGATTTGTTAAGGAGTATTAAGAAGGTTTGGGCTGAAATGGTTAAAGAAGGAACGGCTAAAGCCGGTGCGCATGATGTGATTGAAACTATTAAGTTGGAAAGATTAATGGGTGGAGAGAGTACGGAAAATATTAATGTTACTGCTGAAATAGTGGATGATTTTGATGAACTCTATAAAGAAGCAAGAAGAATACATGCGGCTAAAAAACCAGTTGCCTCTAATAATGACGACGCCAAAAACGATTAAAGGTGTTTGTAGAAAGCTTTTTCGGAATGACCGTGGAGAGCCGTTGGAGATAACTGGTTATCAGGCTGAGATTATTGCAACCATTTTTTTAAAAGACCCGAATAGAGTGGTTTGTGCTGCTACTACGAGAGCCGGTAAAAGTTTAGCAGTTTCTTTAGGTATTATTTTGTTAGCTGTTTTTGTTAAGGGAGAGAAGATTAGGTTGATTGCTCCGACTCTTGACCATACTAAGATTGTGATGGGTTATGTGATTCAACATATTTTTGATTCTGAGGTTTGTACTGAGCAGTTGTTGAGTGATATGAAGGGAATGGGTGCAGAGAGGTTGAAAAAGGAATTAACTAAGCATAAATTGACTTTGAAGAATGGTTCTGAAATCATGGCTATTACAGCGAATTTAAGTGGGAAAGGTAGGAGTTTGATGGGTTGGGGTGGTTCGTGTATTATTGTTGATGAGGGAGAGCAGATTGATTTGGAAATTATGCAGAATAATGTTATGAGGATGCTTGGAGATGATGCAAATGCTAATATTTTTATTATTGGGAATCCTGTGCAACATGGGTATATGTGGGAGAAATCTACTGACCCGAATTGGAAGTTTATGAGGATTAAGTGGGAGGATTGTGTTGAAGCGGGAAGATTAACTAAGGATTTTGTTATAGAGAGAAAACAGGAAATGGTTTCTCTTGCTTTTAGAGTAATGTATGATGCTGATTGGCCTCCTGAATTGGAAGACCAATTGTTTACTCAAGAGGATTTGGAAAACATTTCAAGGCCTTTAGCTGAAGACGAAAAAGATTTGTTAAAAACTAAGCCTGAGGAAAAAAGACTTGGTTGTGATATTGCTCGGTTTGGAATGGATTTCACGGTGTTACAACCGGCTTATAAGTATGGTGATGTTTGGTTTTTTCCTGAACCTAAAGTGTTTGAAAAAAAAGATTTAATGGGTACTGTGGGAGAGATTGTTGCTTGGAATAAGAAGGAAAAGTTTGATAGAATTAGTATTGATGATTCTGGTTTGGGTGGCGGTGTTACGGATAGGTTGAAGGAATTGCCTGATGTTAAGAGGAAAGTGTTTGCTTTTATTGCTGGTGAGAGCCCTCATAAGTATAAGAGAAAGCTTACTAAGAAAGAGGAAGAGGAAAACAAACAATTTTTGAATAAAAAGGCTTGGCAGTATAGGCGGTTTGAGGGATTTGCGAGGAATGGGAATACGAGGATTGTGCCTAATGTTTATTCTTCTAAATTAATGAATGAGTTGAGAAAAATGCGGTATGAGTTCACTTCTAATGGAAAGTTAAAGATTGTGGACCCGGAGGATAAGTCTCCGGATTTTGCTGATGCTGCGAATATTGCGTTGTTTAGAGGGAAAAAATTTGCTTTTGGGTTTGCTTAAGCTTTTCCGATAATTTTATTAACAAGGTTGTGTATTAATTTAAGTGATTATTGCCCAGGAATTCCAGCGGGACTTACCCGACCAGTAAGAGGGCCGCACTCGGCAGGAAAGTGGTTACCTGCCGAATTTATCTTTATGCCAGGTAAAAAAAACAAATCCTTTAAGAAGGATGTTTCTCCAGAAGTTTTGGAAGAACTTTTAGGAGGAGTTGAAAATAAAGCCGTGCCTCCGCAACAAATGATTGCGGCTGCACAAAATTCTTATACTAATGCTTCTGCACAAGCCACGGGTGTTAGACCTTTTGGTAGTGTTGGTGTTGGTGCTGCTTCTTCTTTTACTGACAATATTTACAAAGCGGTTATTCCTGGTTTTCTTTACAAACCTGCTTTTGGTTTTCCTTTAAATAAAAACATTCCTGAGATTAGAAGGCTTGCGAAAACTCCTTATGTTGCTATGATTACGAACACGGTTTGTAATGAGATTGCTTCTCTTGATTGGGATGTTGTTGCAAGAGACGGGGACGAGAGTGTTCCTGAAGAAATTATTGAGCAGACTAAAAACTTTTTCTATAATCCGAATAGGAATGATGAGAGTTTGGAATATATTTTGCGTGCTTTGGCTCGTGATTTGGTTGAGATTGACGCGGGTGTTTTGGTTAAGGTTTTTAATCTCAAGGGCGAGTTTTTGGAAATGTATGCTCGTGATGGTGGAACCTTTACTAAGAATCCGGATATTTTTGGAATAATGCCTGATGAGAGAGCTTTTTATCAATATGGTTGGAGTACTGGTGCAAGACCTATTCCTTTTGATAGGAGTGAGATTGTTTATTTCCAAACTGCTTCTCGCACGGATAGTATTTATGGTTTGAGCAATATTGAGGTTTTGGAGGATACTTTACAGCTTTTGCTTTATGGGATTGATTCTAATTTAGAGTATTTTAGTGATAATAATATTCCGAAGGGCGTGTTCCAAATGGTTGGAGCGGAAGCTGATGAGATTAAGGCTTTTCAAGAAATGTGGATGGAGCAGTTGAAGAAGAAGGATGCTGCTGGTAATTGGAGAAAGTATTTCCACAAAATGCCTATTGTGAATTCGGATGGAAAGTTTGAAAGAATTGGTTTTAGCAATTTAGAGTTAGAGTTGATTAACCAGCAGGAGTGGTTCACTAAGCTTGTTTGGGCTTGTTTCAATATTAGTCCTTCTGAACTTGGGTTCACGGAGGATAGTAATAGGGCTACTGAGATTATTCAGAGTGAGGTTGTTAAGAGGAAATTGTTGAAGCCTTTGGTTAGAATTGTTGAGTACAGGTTTAATACTCAGGTAGTGAATGACTTGCCTTGGATTAAGGGCAAGTATGAGGACCAAATCCTTTTCCAGTTTGATAAATACAATTTGCAGGAAGAGTTAGCGAAGAGGCAATTGTTTTGGGGAGATTTAAAACACGGTTTGAGGACTGCGAACGAGATTAGGGAAGAGATTAATTTAGAAGCTATTGAGGGCGGTGATGAGTTGAGGAAAACTCAAAGCGGTTCTTTTAAATTTGGTGCGGAGGAAGAAGAAGTTCCAACAAGCTTGAAGGCTTTTCAAACTTCTACTCCTTTAACGCTTAAAGAGTTTGAAGAAATGGCTAATCCTGAGTTTTTAAAAAAAAAAATGGTTAGTGAGTTAAGCGATATTGAAGAGCTTTTGAAAACTTTTTTAAGGAAGGAAGCTGGACAGCAAACTCTTGGGCAAGTGAAAGCGATTGATAATAATTTTATAAAAAGAGTTACTGGGCTTTTATCTTTGGATGGAATGAAGTCCGCGGTTAATGGAATGGTTAAGGCTAATTTTTTGAAGGGATTAGAAGAGGTTGAGAAAAAGCTTGATAGAAATTTTTTGCCTAACCAAAATGCTATTGATTTTATTCAAACCTATACTTTTGATAATGTGAAGGGATTGGAAGAAGAGTTGAAGAATGATTTGAGGCAGGAGCTTCAAAGAGGTTTGATGAATGGTGAGGGAGTGAGTGATTTGAGTAAAAGAGTTGATAGTGTTTTAAAAGACGGGAAGGTTAGGGCGGAAGCGATTGCTCGCACAGAGAGTAATAGGGCAGAGAATCTTGGTAGTTTAGAAGGTTGGAAGCAAAGCGGTGTTAAGGGAAAGAAAGAGTGGGTTGCTGAGTTGGATGCGAAAACTTCTGCTGTTTGCAAGGCTTTGAATGGTAAGCAAGTTGGTGTTAATGAAAAGTTTTCTTACCAAGGAAAAGAGTTTGATGCTCCTCCAGCTCATGTGAATTGCCGCTCAACACTAATTTTTTATCCTGACTAATTTTTGTTAAGAAAACGATAATCTTATTAATAAGCTCAGTCCTATATTACAGCAGATGCCGTTGAAACCTAAGTATGCGAAGATGCGTGAGGCTATGCGCAAGAAATATGGAAAGGAAAAAGGCGATAAGGTTTTTTGGGCTTATTGTAATAAAAATGATGTTAATCCAGACCAAAAGGCTTATGTTTTTGTTTCTGAAGAATTGAAAGCGAATGGCGAAGAATTAGAAGGATATATTTCTACTGGTGACAAAGACTTGGTTAATGATGTTGTTACTCCGAATTGTATGATGGATATGTTGAATCAGCTTCAAGATAGGAGTATTAAGCTTGATGTTGAGCATGAGAGTTTCAGAGGAAGGCAGGAAGAAAAAGAGTTAAATAAAACACTTATACCGGTTGGAAAAATAATTGATGCTTCTTTGGATAGAAAAGGAATTAAGGTTAAGTGTGAGTTAAACAAGCATCATTCTCGTTTTGAGGAAGTTAAAAACTCTATTAAGGACAAGTTTTTGGATGCTTTTTCAATAGCTTATGTTCCAACAAAATTTTCACATAAAGCTAAGGAAGGAGAAACAACGAGATTGTTAGAAAAAGTGAATTTATTAAATGTAGCATTTACTGGAAATCCAGTGAATCCTTATGCTTCTTTCACAAATGTTGCACTCAAATCTTTAGAAGATGGTGTTGAGTTTAGTGAAGATATTTCTGAAAGCGAAATCAACGAATTAATAGGAGGAATTGATATGGCTGAAAAAGAAGAAAAGAAAGATGAAGAGCAGCCCCAGGAAAAACCAGAGGAAAAACCAGAGCAGCCAACAGAGGAAACTAAACCTGAGGAAGCTCCGAAAGAGGAGCCAAAGCAGGAGGAAAAACCTGCGGAAGCGAATGTAGAAGCCAAAGCATTATCTGACAAGATTAGTGCATTGAGTGAACGCATTGCCGAGCTTAAATCCGTGTATGAAAAAGACAAGGAAGAGAGCGAAGCTAAAGAACAACTAAAAGCTCTTACTGAAAAGGTTGAGGAATTGGACAAGGTTTTGTCTAAACCTCAGTTTAAAGCAAGAGTAGAACAATTAGACGAGGCAAGAGCAGCCACGGTTGAGGAGAAATCCAAAGCCAAAGGACCTCTTGACCAAATATAGGAGGAATGTGTGATGACAGAAGAAAAAGCACAAGCAGGACGAATAAGTGCTGATTTTAGTCCGAGCACCGCATACAATCATTCATTTGGATACATGGGAGACCACACAAAATACTTTGACCCATACAATGAAGTTGATATGAGGCCGGAAATAAAATCCGCTTATGATATTGGATTCCAAAGAATCCAGCAAAAAGCAGAGTCTATTGCAACAATGAATGCAGGAACAGCAGGTTACGCAATGATTCCGGTTTATGTTGACCCGAGAGTTGTAGATAGAACAAGAAAATTTACTCCTTGGGTAGAATTAGTACCAAGAGTAACTAACCAGGGCGTGACAGCAGACTTTAACTACATTTCAAGCAAAGGTTCAGCAGTCACAGCTGCAGAAGACGCTGCATTAAGCGATGTTTCTGATACAGAAAGCAGGGCTTCAACAGCAATTAAGTATCTTTACTCAGTAGGTAGAGTTACTGGACAAGTGCAGGCAGCAATGCCAAGCTATATTGTTGAAGGACTTCAGCCTTCCGGAACAGGAACTTATAGTGCGAGCTTCGGTAGCCCGAGCGCACCAAATGCTAAACAATACGAGGTGTTGAAGAGAGCTCAAGCTTTGAGAGAGTTAGAGGAAAACCTTATTTGGACAGGAGATACAGATACAGATGCTACTCAGTTCAACGGAATAGTTGATATTCAGAGTACTACAAACCAAAACGATAAGTCCTCAGCAGCTCTTGATTGGGGCGACATTGAAGACACTGTAAGGTATGCGTATGATGATAGTGGAAGACCAACAATCGCAGGTTGTGATTCAAGCACACTTGTTGATGTTAGAAAAATCATGGTGGATTCTTTCAGGTATTCTCCAAGAGAAATGGAAGGAACTGCAGGATTTGGTGTTCCAGCAAGAGTTGTTATTGAAACAGCTGTTGGTCCAATGCCAGTTGTTCCATCACAGTATTTGACTGCTGTTTCAGGAAGTAAACAAATGTTTTTCTTGGATATGGAGTATATTGAGATGAGAGTGCTGCAGGACATGACTTACGAAGACCTTGCGAAAACCAATGACAGCCAAAAATTCATGTTAAAGATTTATGAAGCTCTTATCATGAAGGCACCACAGTTTAACAGCTTCATAGACAACATAGGATAAAGAGCTTAATCGCTCTTTTCCTTAAAAAAAATGTTTAGGAGGAATAAGAAATGACA